TGTTTCCACGGTGGCAGGGATTCCGATACCGTCAATTCAATTTCCGGCAAGGTCAATACAACCCCCGCCGGAAAGATGTAGGTATCTTTATGCTCAATATTCGCTTTAATAAGAGTATCCATATACATTTCATTTCCGTATGCTTTGTAAGCCACAATATCCCAAGTATCCCCGGATACCGTTGTGTAAGTATTATTAAGCATATACTACCCTGTCCTCCTGTTCTTTTTGTTCTTTCAGAATTGCTACAATGATTGCTCGTAGCTTTTCCAAAAATGCTTCGTCATACTGCTCTAACTGCTGTTTAATGTTATTTGCTTCGCCGTTGCCATTTACTACAACGCTTGGGGAATTTTGAACATTGATAACGATTGTGCCGGCCCCGCCCATTCTTGCAGATACATTATCTGCCGTCTGTGCCTGTGAGATATTGTTAAATATCTGTCCTGTCTGTGCTGCCGTAAATACTTTTCTGTTAGCAGCGTTTGTAATTAACTCTGGTCCATTCTCTCCGGCTATGAATGTACCCGGTGTTCTGTCCGTACCTTTTGCAAATCCCGGTATCTTAGGTATGTTAATTCCTTTTCCGCCAAGTCCGGGAACCCAATCCGGCACTTTCAACTTATTAAGTCCACCAATTACGGTATTGACTGCCGATACAACAGTTCGTAAAGGTGCTTTTATAATTTCGCCAAGTCCTCCGACCGCTCCCGAAAAGATAGATTTAATTCCGTTCCAAGCCTGCGACCAATTTCCTGTAAATACACCTGTCACAAATGAGATAATTCCCTGTAGCACGGTCATTAAATTTTGTATAATTCCCTGTACTGAACCTAATACAGATTGAACCACCGATAAAATTACGGGCATTACTGCCTGTACCACCTGTAAAATTCCCTGTATGATAGGTGCTACTATGTTCCAAATTGTCGTTAATGCCGTCTGAATCGCCGGAAGCAATACAGATAAGACATTGGTAACAACAGGTAAAATCGCCTGTATCATGCTTGATATGGTAGGCAATACTGTTGATGTTATAAAACTGAATAATTCCGATATAATCGGTAATACATAAGTCTGTAAAAACGAGATGAGTTCCGATATAATCGGCATCAATCCGGCTATAAAATTCGCAATAATTGGAATTACTGCCCCGACAAAATCAACTATGCTTTGAATTATTGACATTATCGTAGGTGCTGCTGCTTGTATGAAACTTACGATACCCGGTACAACATCATTTATAATTACCTGTAATACCTGTTCTGCCACAGGAACTACATAAGTTGTCACAAATGCTATTACATCTGATACTGCCGTTTTTACTTTTCCAAGGATATTTACAAGCGTATCAAATACCTGTACGCCCTTATCCCCGAAAATTTCTTGTATCTTGTTTCTTGCTTCTCCGATATTGCTATCAGAGAAAATATTTTTAATGGTATCTCCAACGCTCGTAATGACCGCTACAATCTTGTCAAAGATTGCCAACGCTTCACTTCCGAATGTTTTTTCTATAAAGGCTCTGATTTCCTGTAAGTGGTTTTTTACTAACTGAATAACAGTAATAATTGTTGTGATTACTCCAACAATCGGTAAAATCTTACCTACCACTCCGCCAAGCGGACCAAATACGGAGCTTGCCAAATTTCCCAACGGTCCAAGCATTGTTTTTATAGCATTTCCTACAGGTGCTATAAACTTCGTTATTTTTCCAAATCCTGCACCTATGAGATTTCCAACCTTTCCTAAAGGCGAATTTGCTATAACCGTTCCAACTCCCGACAGAATACCGCCAAGTTTACCGCCCATTCGTGTAAATGGACTTAAAAACAGGTTAAGTAATTTTGAGCCTGCCCCCATTGCAGTACCGCCGATTTTTCCGCCGATACCGCTAAATACACTACCAATCTTTGTAAACAGTGTGCTGTTGCTTAATACACCGCCTAAAGCACTACTTACGCCCCCGGCTGCGTTCTTTACGCTTGTGAAGTATCCAAGAATACCGCTACCGATATTCTTAAAGTTTAAAAAACCGCCTGTCAGACTTGATAGGTATTTGTTCATTCCTATTCCCTTGATAATTTCAAAGGCTTTTTGTACATTGAGTATTCCGCCTTTTACTTCAAGGAATCCTAATTTTGCTGCAAGTCCTCCGACTTTCAACCCGGCTAATGCAACTGCAACCTTGTCGATAGTTTTTACCGCCTGTGGATTTTCCCTTACAAAGTCTGTCACTGCGTTTACTATTCCCGTAAATTTCTTTATTCCCTCTGTGAGGGTCGGCAATAGCAATTCTCCAAGTTCTACCTGTAAGGCATCAAAGGCAGATTTTGCCAATGTGATACTTCCGTTAAGGTTGTCTAACTTGGTTTCTGCCATTTGTTTAGCTGCACCGTCACAGTTATATACCGCATCTGTAAGTTTATTAAAATCCGCTTCGGATGCGTTTACTATGGCAAGCATACCTGCAAAACTTTCTTTTCCAAAAATCGTTGTTGCTGCTGCCACCTGTTCCGCTTCGGACAATCCGCCTAAACTGCTTCGGAGGTTCTTTACTACATCCCCGAAGCTCTTCATAGAGCCGTCTGTATTTGTAAGGCTTATGCCGTATTTCTTCATTGCTGCTGCTTGTGCATCTGTCGGCTTTGCCATATTGGCTAATGCCGTCTTTAAGCTTGTACCTGCAACCTCCGCCTTAATACTTGCATTTGCCATAAGACCAATGCCTAAAGACATATCTTCTACGCTATAGCCTAACGCTCCGGCTACTGGTGCAACCTTTTGGAATGTTGACCCCATCATGCTTACATTGGTGTTTGCATTGCTAGATGCCTGTGCTAATACATCTGAAAAATGCCCGGCATCTGATGCACTTAATCCAAAAGCCGTTAAGGCATCTGTCACAATATCAGATACGCTTGCTAAATCTTCCCCGGAAGCTGCTGCAAGGTTCATAATGCCCTCGATACCGCCTAGCATATCCTCCGTTTTCCAACCTGCCATAGCCATGTATTCCATAGCCTGTCCGGCTTCCGTTGCGGTAAACTTGGTTGATGCTCCCATTTCTTTAGCTTTATTTGAGAGTTGGGCGATTTCCTCGGTCGTTGCTCCCGATATTGCCTTTACTCCCGACATCTGCTCTTGAAATTCTGCTGCCTTTTTAACCGGTCCGGCATATATTGCCGTTCCTACTGCTGCGATTGCTCCTATTGTTCCTGTCAACTGCGACTTTGTTTGTGCTATCGCTTGGTTGTTCTTATCTATTTTCTCGTTGATAGCTGCTACTTTTTCCTGTGATTTTTGCAGTTTATCATACTGTTTTTGTAATTCCTCTGTATTCTTCGCAAGGTTATTTGTATCTATGCCCGCTTCTTGGAGTGCCTGCCCCATTTCCTGTAGCTTCTCCGTTTCGTCTGCTGCCTTATCCCTCGCTTTTGCCAACGCTTCCGTGTTAGCTTCTAATTTCTTTTTAAGTTTCTCTGATTCTCCGCCTGTCGCATCATACTCCGCCTGTAGCCGTTCATGCTCCTTTTCAAGGTCTGTAACCCTCTGCTTACTCCTCTCTACTGCGGTCTGCTGTTTCTGATACGCCGATACGTCTTTTAATTTATTTCTAACCTCTTTCAGATTATCGCCCAAAAGTGTAACGGTGCTGTTTGCTGTCTTAAATGTTTTTGAGAAGTTCGGCCCCAAGGCTGCGGTTAATTGAAAGAAAAATTGAAATTGTCTTGCACTCGCCACGTCCTTACCTCCTTTCGGGCATAATAAAAGCACCTGCCTGTGCAAGTGCCGAATCTATGTAAATTGTAATTATTTTCTTGGTTAAAATCCGCCCTGTATTTCAAGGGCGGATATGTTATTGGTTGTTCTGCTGTTGTGTTTTTTCTTTTTCTATCAATCCATTAAGGCTTTTAATCCACCCTCTTAAATCACGGATTGTAAGGCTTATCCAAAAGTCAATCCCTGTATGTGTCTGTCTTGAAAGTAAAAGTGCATTTTCTCTTACCCAAGTTCCGGGATTTAATCCGACAAGCCTGTTGTTACTAAAAAATCTCTACTCTTATTCTTGATTTTTCCAAAATCACGAATAGGTAAATGTTCGATAAGGTCACTTCCTACGCCTGCTGCTCTCGCTGCCATTTTCGACAGGAAGGATGTAGAAATTTCCGGCGATAATACATACTCTCCAACTGCTGCCATTTCATTTTCAACGGCAATCATATCCGAACCCAAAAGACCTTCAAAATTAAAAGTCAACTTGTCATAAGTCTTTCCCTCAAATTCAAAAGGTTTCTTGAAAACATGAGTGTAATTTAATCCGTCTGTGTCCGATTCGGTCACATTTACTTTCTTTTCCTCTGTTGCTACTGCTGTCTGCTTTACATCTTCCATTGCGTTTAATCCTCCATTTTTCTACCAATATAGGAAAAGCACGGTTTCCCGTGCTTATTTTCCAAGTGCTTTTCTCACATCTGCTAAGTAATCTTTTCCGTTTACATAGTAGATATAGTTAAGTGGGTCAATCTCCAACTTTTTCTTGCCGTCAATGTATGTAGCATAATAACTTACCGCATACTCTCCGCTTACCTCTGCTGCTGCTGCCGTGGCAACCTTTCCGGGGTTAAGTTTCTTTGGCGTGATTACAAGAATATGCTTTACGGATACAACCTCTGTAGTTCCTTTTACCGTATCTTTCTGCTGCTGTGCTGCTCTTAAATCAATGTTATGCTGTCTTGGCTCATGTAATTTAATTGCATTGTTTGTTACGGTTCTGAAATTGAGGGTAAGGCTCATTGCTTCAATCGCACCTAAAATTACAGATTCGATTTTACCGCCAATGCCGGCCCCGCTGATTTCCTCGGTAATATTTGAAATTTCCGGCAATGTTACTTCGGAGATACCGATATACTCCGTTGCATCTTCATATACCGCAAACCCGATTACTGTTTCGTCAATCTTTGGCATCCTGTTTTACCTCCTATGCAAAAATATTTTCGAGATAGCTTACGTCATACTCTAATACAAAATTAAGTTCCTTTGCCGGACTTGGAGGGGTAAGGTAAATATGAAACTTTGCCTTTCCTGTCAACAAGTCTGCTGTGGTGTTCTCTTCCTCTAAGAACTCAACACGCCCGCCTAAAATCTTCTCTTCTGCCATTAAGCCGTTAAGCCAAATGTTAATACTCTGTGTTACGGATTCGATAAGTCGTTTATTTAACTTCTTATCAACTTTGCTCCACATAGACAGGATTACAGAGTTTGCAACCCACCCAAACATACGGCTTACACAATAAAAGTAGTCCGTAACATCCGTATTTGCTGGGTAGCACGCTGTTTCATTGCCCCATGATACAAAGCTGCCTGTAAGGTTTAAGGCTGTGATAATGCCGTTTGAGTTAAGGTAATTTGCCTTTACAAGGTCTAAGAGTACCTCTGTGCCGTCTGCAAGTACCATTCCGTCAATCTGAATAGTTTTATTGCTTGCTGATTCGCACGGCGAACCTCCGCCTAAATCCTCTGTAGCATCCGTCTTTGACATAACGCCCGCCTGATGTACGGAAGAATGGTAAGTTTTACCTCCAAGCGTATACTTGGGCCATGTAACAAGCTGTGACGGCTGTGAGATATTGTTATCGCTCTTCCACTTTGGTACGTCTGAATATGTCTTTACGGTTGTTGTATCTGCATCAATGATTGCTTTTCCTACAAATAAACCGTTAATATTCTCCGCCTTGGCTGCCATGATTGCAGCTACTTCCGAATCTGTAGAAAAGTTCGGTGCAAGGAAAAGCGTAGGGATTACCCCGTACTTAGGATATACAGAATCGACCAACTCAAAACCGCTTGATTTATTGGTTGATGTATCATATCCTCCAATAATATCCTTTTTTGTGACCTTGCTAGGGTCCACGGAATTGAATTTAATATTAAGTTTTGCATTGTCTGCCTTGATTTTTCCGTTTTCAATGCGTTCTAACCTTAATACTCCGTCTGTGTAGAAAAGGTCGTAATCCTCGCCCCTTGTATATTTTTCCGTAAGTGAATCTTCTCCGTCATATCCCTTTACTTCTACTGTACCGCTTACGGCTTCAAAAGGTAATTCCGTGATTCCTCCGGCTAATGTCTTGTCTACTGTTTCCTCTCCTTTGAGGTGCTTTGTAGGGTCAAGGACATTTACCATAACGATAGGGCCATTAGAATATAATTTGAATGATGAGTAGATTTCTTCGCAAATATCGTACTTATCCCATTCGTCACTATATCCCATTGCTGCTACCGCTTCCGCATAGTTAGATGCGTATACAGGCTCATTTACTTTACCGCCTACCGTATGCACCGGGGCAGTACCTACAATGAGGTGTATACTGCTATCTGCGACAACAGGCGTTGATACACTCGTAGCCTGTTTACTTGCTTTCGCTCCGTGATAGTAATTGCTCATTACTTTAATCCTCCTTTTGTTTTCTCATAAGACTTAAAACATCATTGTAATATTTGTTTAACAATGTTCCTGCTTTCTTTGTTTTCGGTTTGTTTACCGCAAGGCTCTCCGTGGTTACGATAAGCAACCTTACCTGTGGTAACTTCTCAATGGTTGGCTTTAAATATTCCTCAATTTCCGTTCTGCTTCCTGTGAAAATTGTATTTTCAACCAACCCGGTGTTTGTTGTCGGTCCGATATAAATAAATCTTCCCTCTGTGGCGTTCGTATTTGCCGTTTCCTGCTGTTCTTCTGTTTCCTTGGTGGAATTTACTGCCTGTTCCGTTTTCTCTGCCTGTGTGGCTGTTCTGCTCGCTCTCGGCATACTTTATACCTCCTTTATTCTAAATATTTTCTTACATCCCTGTGAATCTGTGGTAATTCCCATATTGTCATTAACTCGCCAACTTGGTACAATTCCATGTTTTCATCATAGATAATCGTTTCTATCGGCATTTGACACGAATAGCGTTCATCTACTACCACATCCTCTAACAGGCTTGTTTCTATCTTTGTTACAAGGTTTAAGCATTGCATATAATTTTCGTTTTTATCTTCTGAAAATGTAACGCAAATAACACGCACCCTACACACATTCTCTTCATCATCTACCTTTTTGGTAAGTAATTTAAGAAGTATGTAAGGTGCTACCTTTTTCTCCTGTTCCTTGTTCGGCAAGTTCCCAATAAATACTAACGGCTGTCGTTCTCCGGGGTCTGTTCCGTCCTCCGGCACTCTCGCAATCAACCGCATATCTTTTACTTTATCTTCCATATAGGCTTTAAGTGCATTTAATAGGTCAATCGCTGTCATTAACTACCTCCGTTCAGTACCCTATCAAGTTCATGTTCCATACGCTTGTTTATAACCTCGTTTACCCTGTCCTCTACAGTTTTTATTACTACTGTGTTTTCTGCCATTCTCGGCACGGACGGACCGTAAAACTGTTTAATTGGATAATTAGAATCTCCCTTACGCTCATATACTCCTATATGTCCGTTTGGCATCTGTGCGGTAAAGCCTTTTTGTAACTCTACTTGGCTTTCATCCCTTTTAACTGCTGCCTTTACGGAAGTTCTGCCGTATGTTGCTTTCTGTGGTGCGACATTGAATTTAATAAGCGGGATAACCGTACCTGCGTACTCAATACTTCCTATCAATCCGTCACTCCGCATTTCAACCTTTTTGTACCCAATATGTGAATATCTCGATATAACCGCCGGACTTACATAATACACGCTCTTAATCTGTTTGTTAAAAGCTGTCCGCCCTGCTGATAATCCCCTTTGCATTGCGGGTTTTAGTACTTTTTCGTCCGCTTTCCCCAAGCCAGATAAAATAGCGTGTAGCCTGTTGGTGGTTTCCTGTGATACTTCAATGTCTACCATTTATTCATCCTCCCCCACCAATTCAATAATAAGTTCGTTGTATTCTGTCGTTACCTCGGATATTTTATACAGTTCTTTGTCTATCCACATCCTCATGCCCTGTCTCGGTTCTTTTTCCAAATCAGATAATCGGATGCGTATTACAATCAGCTTTTGGTATATGCCTTGTGCGTGGTCCCCGGATAGCATTTGTCTGCGTGCTTCTGCATCTTCTGAATCAAAAACTACAGGTATGTTCCTGTCTATTCCGTCAATACGTATCCTGTGAACTTCTGCAAATTCCTCCGTATTGTAAAAGGTGCGGTCAAGGTCTTTATCAAGCATTTCTTTAAAATTTCTCATAAGCTGCCACCGCCTTAGCAGACGATAGCAACATACCAAGAATCTACTTCGTGAGGTACACAAAGTGGTGCTGAATTTAACTGTAAGAATCTTCTTGCAGGCTTTCTTTCTACCCACTGCTCCGGGATTCTTGACCCCTCAACAACTGCAATCGTCTTTCCCGCTTCGTCCACAATACCAACCGCACCGTAGTACATAGAGTATTCTGCTTCTGTGGATAACAGGATAACCGCATTTGTCGGTACTAAAGGCTTGTTGTCTGCTTTTCCCTTGTCTGTCCAGTTATCTAAATACCACTCGTTGTATGAGTAAATATCCATGCCCTCGCCCTGTAAAGTACCGATATAGGTTACTCCGTTCGGCAGTTCTTTAGGCTTGATAACTGCAAGGTCGTATCTTTCAACGTCAAGCATTTTTAACACTTCCTCGTCTGCAAGGAAAGATTCCAAAGCTTCATCTCCCATAATACACATATTGCAGTTTACAAAGCCTGTTTTCTGCACCTGCTTACGCCATGCCTTTAACTGTTTGATTTTACCGCCCTGTGTCTTATTCCACTTTTCAGCGTCCTTTAAGACAACCTTATTTGTGAAGTTAAAGTCAATTTCCGCCTGTATTGCTTTTCCGTTCTTATCAAGAATCGGAATCTTTCCTGTGAATAACGCCTGACAGCACATCCACTCTTCACGGCGGGTAATCATTTCGTCTAACTCTGTAAAATCACGCTGCATTTTCTCAATCGCTCTTTGGTTAGGTGTTTTACCGTTGTAAAGGCTTTCCCCCGGCGTTCTCTTCAAAATATCGTCAACGGTAGTAATCTTGTTAGGTGCTACAAGCGGTGGCTCGTATGTGTTGGTCTGAAAACCCTCGTTGTCGATAGTGTCCCCGCCGATTTTCTTATGTACGAATGGTGCAAGCTGTCGATTTCCTTTCTTAAAATCTACATCAATTTTCTGCGTATCGAATGTTTCGACATTACGGAAGAATGTAGACTTAATGAATGTATGCACTTTAGGCATACGCTCTACAAGTTTTCCCATTGTTCTAGGGTCATAAATGCTGATATTTGCCATTTTCTCTTATCTCCTTTTCTGTTTAAGCTGTTGCATTATCTGTATCTACAAGAAAGATGCCAATTTTTCTAAATGGTGCTTTAAAGTCTGATGCTTTTTTACCTGCCGGGCACTCGATTGCACTACCGAAAAATTCGCCTGTGAGGTAATATACAACCTCTTCTCCCTCCTGTGCATCCTCTGCTGCAAGTCCGTAAACATCTGCTACGGTATCTGCTGTTACCGCCTTAATTGTTCCGTCTGCTGCAAGTGTGATAGGCATAAGTTCGTGAATAGTTTCTCCGCTTGCTACTGTGCCCGAATCGGTCACAACGGGAAAATCTCCGGCGTGTACCATTTTAGGGGCGTAACTTCCTAAATTTTCTTTTCCTGCCATTATTTTTTACCTCCTGTTATTTTGTCTGTGGATACATCTGGTCGATAATCTCGCCGAATGGGTCGTTATCTTCTCCCTGTCCGCCGTTGTTGGAAGTCGGGGTAACATCTTTTACTCCCGATTTATCTACATCATCCTCACGGTCGTTTAAAAACGCCTGCCCTGTTTTTTTCTGTGCTGCTACAATCTGCATTGCAAACGCTTCCGCACTTACAGGCTCTTCATATTTTGCCTTATTCGCTAAATCCTCGAATCCCGGCAATGTGATTTCATCAATCGCCTTGATTCTTGCCCTTTCTGTATCTACTGCTGCCTGTGTGTTCGCTCCGGCGTTGTCTTTTGTATCTGCCAAAATCTCGGTTTTATACGCATTGGCTACGTCCGGGTGGTTCTTTTTAAACTCTTCCAATGTCATGTTATTGCCCTCCTTGTTTTTTCCATTGGTTTTATAGTTATTATTATGGCTATTGGCGTAGCCTAATAATCCTTTTGGTATCGTGCTGAATCTCTCCAAACCGATAGGTACGGAATTTACTATTACCTTTTCCGCATTTTCTACCTCTGTGTCCACATCTGTAAACATTACTGCGGTGCAAAATCCCGCTTCTACCGCTTCCTCACCTGTGAACCATTCGCCCTCATTTGTCATAAGGCTTTTAATTTCTTCCTCTGACTTGTCTGTAACAGTCATGTAGCAATTAACGATAGATTGCTTGATTGTTTCTAATTCCTTAACGATATTTTCCAAGTCTGTTGTATTGTAATATCCAATCAATCCGGCTAATGGGTCGTGTATCATAAATACACCACCTACAGATATTTCTATCGTATCGCCTGCCATAGCAATAATGGTTGCTGCACTTGCACACCAACCGTCAATTTTTACTGATATTTTTGCTTTGTGTTCTTTTAACCGTGTGTATATCGCTACTGCTGCAAATACATCCCCTCCGCCCGAATTGATACGCACGGTTATTTCATCAACCGGTCCCAAGTCTTTTAGTTCTTGGTTGAATACTCCCGGTGTGATTTCATCCCCGTACCACGAATACTCGGAGATTTCGCCATACAATAACATTTCTGCCGTGTTACCCTCTTCGTCCGGCACAAAGTTCCAAAATCTATGTACTTCGTTCTTATTCCTCGGTTTCTTCCTCTGTCTGCCCTCCGTCATTGTCGGGGTTGTTTTCTCTGTCTGATTCCTCACGTCCGTTAATATTCTCAACGGTTTGTGTATCTGTCTTTGCACCTCCTGTTACCTCCTTTAATAATTCCTCTTCACGCTTTCGCTGTTTGATATTTTTGTAAAAGTCCGTGCCTGTAAGTTCCCTTGCTTCTCTTTCTCGGGTTGAGTATCCGCCCTGTACCCTCTTTTCTGCTGCTTCAACCTCTTTTGTCGGGTCAAGCTGTCCGGCACTCGGTCCCGTCCATTCTGCCGAACAATAGGCATCTTTTATAATCGGGTCTGTGAAAAATCCGGGTGCCTTGATTCTTCCTTTCGCTACCGCTTCGCTTAACCACTCCTCATAGATTGGTTGGCAAAAATCAGCAACAAACCATGCACGGTACATTTTTACAACTTTGAAAAACTCAAGGATTGCTGCCCTTGATGCGGAATAATTGCTTGAAAATGCCATAATTAGTATTTCGTAAGGAATTTCCAACGCTGCCCCTATCTGTTTCAATACTGCGATTACAAAAGGGTCAAAATTCGGGTTTGGTCTGCCCGGATTTACCATATTGGCTTTTTCTCCCTCTCCAAGGTCAATTACTGCCCCCGGTGCAAGTTCAATACTGTTTTCATCCTCTTGGTCTACCTGCATCTCTTCCGGGATACTCTCCCCGAATGGTACATCATCACTCGCACTTTCTTTTTCAATAAACACCGTAAACAAACCGTTAATAACTGCTGCCAGCACTTCCGCTTCGGTATATCTTCCAAGCTGTTTTATTGTGTCTATTACAGGTGCTAAAAAGGGAACTCCCCGGACTTGTCCGATTCGTTCCCTGTTCATAATGTGTAATATGTTTCTTCGCCCGGTCTTTTCTCCGTAGGCAAGTACCCTTACCCATTCTCTCGGTTCTCTATCTGTAAATGATAGGGGGTGGAACTTTGATACATGGTAGGCAACAACCTCTCCTGCTGTGTTCTTTTCTACACCCTCGCAAAATAAAGGGTTTACCTTTTCGTTATCCGGGGTGCTTATCCTGTCTGCTTCAATCGTCTGTATTCTAAGGTCGTATATACTCCCTACCCTCTTTGTGGTTGTCATAAGTGCGAACGAATCGCCACTAAGTAAGGCGTTTAAAAATGCCAACTGCTGCAACTGATAAAAGTTATCTATTCTTTCAAGGTCGCAATTTGTAGAATCCGCCCAATGTGCAAATTCTCTTTCTATCGTTTCCTCTAACTCTCTCGCTTCCTCCGGCTCAATCTTTAATACTTCCTCATTGATTGATGCTTTTAGGTGTAATCCAATTCCTATAGTATTGGTTCTAAGCCTTTTAATTGCCCCTGTAGCAACATTCGAGCCACCATAGAACAAATCCCTAGACCTCTGCCTTAAAGGGTCTATATTGTCCTCTACGTCCTCTCTGTGGCTACCTCCGCCGTGCGTCCAACCTATAAGGCTTTTCTTTGTAGCACTTGCACCGTAGTTTCCGTAACCGCTATCAATCATACTTAGGCGTTTTTTTGCCACCTCTCGTTTTAATGCTCTTTCCGGGGATATTGCTTTTATGGCTTTGTCAATAAAATTCAAGGCTTAAACCTCCTTTCTCCGTATTTTGGGTACGAAAAAAGCACCTTGGATGCTTCTATATCTCCTTGGTGCTTTGCTATTTTATATATTATCACAAAAAATCGGGCAATGGCGGGCAATCTTTTATTTTCCTGTTTTGCTTGTATTTCCGCCCTTTTCGGCTGTTTTTGTTTATAAATCTCTCGGCACAATCCTGTATACCCTGTTTCTGCCCTTTTTCTTTGCTAAATTCTCCAATTCCGCCACTTTATTACTCCAATATTCTATCTGTTTGCGGATTTCTGCCAAATTTGCCCTTGTAAAGGACTTTCCGCCTATTGTGTATGATTGGTTTATTGCTACCTCGTTTTCCGCTTCCAACCATATTTCCAAGTGTTTTTTTGCTACTTCAAGTGTTATTGCTGCCATTATGTTATACCTCCACTTCGATTTCCTCTATGTCTTGTGTGTTTTCGTGTTGCCTGTACCTCCGTATTTTTCTTCGGTGGCTCTTTTAGTGTTAATCCTGTAATTTCTATTGCTGCCTGTGCGTAGTTTCTGCAATCTAAAGGCTCATTTCGTTTTGTTTCTCCTGTAAGTTCCCATACAAAATACGGTCTGCCTTTTTTATATTTTAATACCTGTTTCTCTGCCGTAAGGCCCTTAAAATAATCCTCGTCATATCCTCGGATATACTCATTTTCATCTTTTGGGAAGTGACAATATCCGGGACCCTCTTCCTCAATCTGTAATCTTTGCAGTAATAAAGATTTACCTGTATCAACTCCAAGGGTAAATAAGTATGCCTGTTCTCTGTTGTTCTTGGTAGGTTTTGATATGTACGGTCTTGCCGTTCCCTCGTTACCTCCCTTAATAGCGAAAATCTTTCTTGCCGTCCTCGCTTTGCAGAATTTATAAACCTTATTCGTAAAATGTCCGCCCGAATCCATACAGGCACATGATATTCTCATTGCCGTACCGTCCGCTTTCTTAAATGTCTGTTTCAAAAAATCATCAAGGTTTTTCCATACTTCCGATTGCTTCAAATCTCCGTATATCCTCTTATAGATTATTCCGTAGCTTTCATGTTCTACGCCCCAACCTACTACCTCGACCTCGAAACGGTCGTCCTGTGTATCTATTCCTGCCGTGATTGCTATAACTTCGTCTGGCACTTCGCAACGGTATCTTTCCCTACGCTTCAACAGGTCATCTTTACTTGCTTTTTCGCCCTGTTCCTCCCAAGTCTGCCCCAACTCGGTATTAACCCAAGATTTCATAAGTTCGATATTACCTTTTTTTAATGCCTGGTCCGCTTCGATAAAGCCTTTTACTATCTTATCCCAACCAAAAAAAGTAGATGCCAAAGAGTTGAAGTGGAATCCTCGCACTTTACGGTTTGGGTATTTTGCCACATACCGCCCCTCGTTAAAATGTTCTTTCCACTCAACCTCTGTATGTACTACTCCACATTTTGCACATACATAGGTTGTACTTTCTATTTCCCCGTCTGCATCCACCTTATAGATTAAATTACTCCATTCCAACGGTTGTAATTCTCCGCAACTCGGGCAAGGTACGTTCCACTCCTCCATAGTAGAATGTTCGTACTCCATTTCTATACGGCTTGCCCCTTTTATCGTTGGCGTGCTTGTGTCTACCTCTTTTCGATTCCAATATGTTGTAAGTCGTTTCCCTGCAAGTATCAGAGGGTCCCCCTCCGCTCCTGCTGTTGGTGGGTAAGCATCTATCTCGTCCGCCAATAATATACGAATCGGTCGGCTTCGTAACTCCGTTGGAGAGTTTGCACCTGTCATTGTGATACGTCCGCCCGGAAACGCCTTTTTAAAGATTGTGTTTCCTGCGGTTCGGCTTTTCTCATTTATCTTATCCCTTAACGCCGGGGTATCTCGTACCATTGGCATAAGTCTGTCTTTACTCATTGTTTCCGCAAGGGATAAGGTCGGTTGCATACACAATATGGTGCATGGGTCGTAGTGCATATAATAGCCTATTGTATTAAGCAAAAAAGCATCCGTTTTTCCCATTTGTGCAGCACTCATAACCACAACTTTTTCAACGGATATATCCGTTATTGCATCCATAATCTCCCGCTGCCAAGGTGCTTTTTCTGTATTCCACTTACCGCCTTTGCTACCCGATTCAGAGGACAAACGGCGGTATCTGTCCGCCCATTGCGATAAAGTTAAGTCTGGCGGTGGTTCTAATACTTTAAATATTCTGTTGAAAAGGTCAATCGTTTCCCTCTTCATCTTCCTTTATTTCCTCCTTAAACATACCCTCAAAATCGGATAACTCGTTAAGTGCTTCTTTTATCCTGTCATTCAGATATAAAAAAATCTTTGCTTTGTCCGTCATGGATGCCAACTTATCCGCTTCCTCCGCCGGAATAGCACTTAAACGGCTTTTGAAATTTATTAGCATTGCCGTCATTACTCTTTCTATATCTTCCGACTTATGCAATTCTCCTTTTTTAACTGCAAGGTCCAATTCCTCATTAAGCCTTTTTGTTTTGGTTAGTTTGGCTCTCTCTTCGTTTAGGTCTACCGCTTCCTGTGATTCCGGGTTACGGTCCCTCAAATAATTTATGTACGCCCTGTTGGTTTCCGCCAATGCGTACAGGTTTCCTTGTTTTGTTTGTAAAATTCCTTTTTGTGTCAACCTCTCCACATTTTTAGGGGTCATATCTAGGAATTTTGCGACCGCATTTTTATCATAGAGTTTCAAAATCCTACCCCCTTTAAAAAAATTTGCGGATTTTTGGAAGTCGTTTTTTCGCCCCCGAATCTAGGAAGCGTTTGGGGTCACGGCACCCTCACGCCGTTCAGACGGCTTACAGTACCTACGCACCCTCGCCGTCCGTGGCGTGTGCCTGTGTCCTCCTGTGCGTGCGTGTGTGGTGTGTGCCTGCCTGTGCGTGCGTGTGTGAGCGTGTGGCGGTGCGTGGCGTGGCTACTGCTGCCGTGTGCCTGTGCCTATACCTCGCCGTCCTCGCTGTCCTCTGTGTAGCTATCGTCTATCTCTCCTGTATCGGGGTCTACATCATACTCCCCGCTTATCTTCTGCTTCATCAATGCGTACCGCTTCTCTTCCAATGTGATACGGCGTTGCTCTAACTCATAGGACTTTATAGTATCCAATAGCTTTATTATTCTGCCGTGTACTTTATTAAGCTGGTCCTCTAACTTCATTGCTCTTTCAAAGGCAGAGGATTTAATAGTTGTTTCCATAGCCACACTTAGAGCCGGTCCCTGTGGTGTATCCTTGCCGTCCTCATTGTATGCACCGTATGGGTCTGCATCCTCTCCCTCTTTTCCGGGCGTACGCATTTCTACAACCTTGTCTGTGTATAGGTTGCCTGTGGTGTCTGTGTTTAATTCTTTTATCCTTTTTTCCAAATCTTTTTCTTTGGCTATAAGGCTTTGTAATTCTCTTAATGTATTTTCCCCTGTATCAAGGGTAACTGATTCTATCAAGGCTTTTTCATCCTCTGATAATTCATCAAAATACACCTTAGAATATGCCCCGTGTGTTTCTGCGTTTTTATTTCTCACAGGGGCCCCGTGACCCTTGGCGTTTTTATTACCTTTTTGTCCGCCCCTCTTTTTGGGTTTATTTTCAAGTGCATCATTCCACTTATCTACGCACTTCCATTTTCGTACCTTTGCCGAATCAATCCCCAAGGCTTCCGCAATTTCTGTATTCTTCATTAAGCCGTCTGAATCTAAAAAAAGTTGCTTCGCCTTTTCCCTGTTTTCGTCTTTCTGTCTTGCCAAGTCAAAACCTCCTTTCGTTTGTTTTCCCGGTTTTCGGCTTTCCGTTCTTTCGGAATCTTCGCATTTTTGCAAATTCAAATTTTTATAACACGAAAAGGCAACAGGATTTAACAATAAAATCCTGCTGCCCTGCTTCGCTTTTCATCTTAGTATTATACTACATAAAATCGGGCAATAGCGGGCAATCTTTAATGCAAAACCTCTTTTAAAATTTTGCTTCGTGATACATTTCTATTCCTTGCTAATTTTCCGCCTAAGACCTCTAAGGCAACGCACCTTATATTTTTACTCTGCCGGACAGAATAACTAATCTGTTCCGCTATGCGTTCCCATTTTTGACCCTGTAAGTAAAATCCGCATATAATAGCTTTGTGAATCGGAGTTAAGGAATAAATCTCTTTTGATATTTCCGTTCTCAATTTCTTTAACTCCTGTATTCTGTCCTTTAATTCCTTAATTCTTTCTGCGGTATCTGTACCTGCTATTTCGATTGCAAGCAGAGCCGTAGAATCGCTTGTATTACTTCCGTGTGGCATACCGTCATAGTTAATTGCCCCTGTGGTATCATACACGCTTTCGTACTGCTCTAGCCACTCGCCTGTAACCTTAATATCAAGGTCAATATCTTTGTAAAATTTTAAGATTGCTTCTACTTCCCAATTCTTCATTTTATGCTATCCTTTCTTTTATGGTGGTCTGTATTTTTCACACCATTTGATACTTGCTTTTCCTGTAGCTTCGATTTCTGCTATACAACTGCTGCCGTGCTTCGTCCTCTTGGCTTCGCAAGATTCGCAAATATCCGATTCTGCTATATCGAAAATATCTTTTAACCTCTCTGCAAGGTCTTTTATTTTCTCCATAAGCAAATCAAAGGATTGCATAAATTGATTTATTAAATCGCACGTTTCTTTTTCTGTTTTTCCAATTTGTGCGGATAGGCAGGCAACCAATGTAGATAATTGATTGCTTGCCTTTTCTTCTCCGCACCAAATAACGCCCTCCTTGTATTCGATACGGTCCATACGCACCGCCTAACCCTGTAAGTATTTCTGATACTCTGCCGTTTTACCCATTACCCATACAGATAAGGCATTGGTTAATCTGCTTTCCCATTCTGCCGGGCAGATATTTCCGTTTTCGGATTCTGTCATAATAACTTTCCTTATTTCTTTTTGTATCATGTTATATTGACCTGTTCCGTATTTTTTGCTTATCCATTCCGTAAAGGATAATCCCTTTTCCCGTGGTTCGGGTACATATTCCGGGTAATCGCTCATATCCTGCTGCCCCGGTAAATTATCGTTTTCCTCTTCGTCCTCCTGTGTTTCTTCCGGCTCATTCATAAAACCGCTTTCCTGTGTTTCCTCGGTGTCCTCTTCCTCTTCCGGTCCCTGTGGTGCTTCCTCTTCGGAATCGTCATAGGTCAATTCTTCCGTTTCAATCATCAATGCAACAATTTCCGCAAGGTCGGCATACTCGATAATATATGTACTCCAATCCTCCTTAATCTGTATCGCCATTCCCTCCGTTTGGAATCTGTAAATAAATTCTTTTCCGTTGAGGTCTAAGGTCTTGGCTGTAAATGTCTTTGAAAAATGCTTAATCAATTCTTTTTCAACTGCTGCCACATTACCTTTAACCTTGAATATCGCACGGTTTACCTCTCCCTTTAATGCTTCCTTGATTGCTTTCTGTACCTGTTCCGCCTGTTCGTCTGTTATCTCCGGCTTTGGCTCTTCTTTCACGTCATTTATATGTAATTCGCCTTTTTCCTCGTATTTTTCGTAAGCCTGTTTCTGCCCCTCTTCATTAAGTCGGCTAAGTTCGTGGGCGGTAGAAATATTGATATTGCCTTTTTCCAATTCATTCTTAAACTCCTGTGATAAATTGTTTTCAATGGTTTCCATTCTTCCAATCTGCGTAGTTGATGTATTAAGCATTTGTGCCACAATATCACGGATACGCCCCATTTTCTTCCTTTCCGCTTTCGGCTTATCCTTGTTTTCTTCCTGCAAGGCTCTCTTGTACTCGGTAAGGATTTCTTTTAATTCCTTTGCCTGCTGCACCTTTTCCCAATCCGTAAGCTGTCTTGCCGTTGCATTGGTAAATATAAGGCTTAACTTGTCCTTGATTGTGTCGGATTCCTTTTTGATAAGGCACGGCACTTTTCTATATTCTTCTTTGCCCTCCTGTACCAACTTCAAGGCTGCAAGTCTACGGCGGTGTCCTGCGATTACCTCGTATTTTCCGTGTGCTTCCGGCTTTACTACTAAATTCTGCTCGATATGTCCGACCAACTCAATAGACATTGCTAATTCGTCTATATTCTCTGTGGAATAGAAATTATCCTTACTTGGCATTAAATCCTCTACATCAAGCATTGTGACCTTAAATTCCTGTTCCTGTTCTGCCGGTCCCTGTTCCTGTACTGCTGCCCCTTTGCTTTTCGCATTGAGTAAGTCGTTAATGTTAAATCCTGCCATTGTTCTTTCCTCCTATTCTCAAAATGCCTATGCCTTTCCATTTTTCTGTGTCCGAATCGGTCACAATTTTTCTGATATTATCAAGCGTTTTTTCATTCTCTATGTATCTGATATAGTCCCGCTTTGGAATCAATACCATCTCTTCCTTTTCCTCTGTGATAATTCTGCAATCCACTATCTATACTCCTTTCCTGTATCTTTATCTCTCAATACGATACGTCCGACCATTTCATACCCTGCAATATCTATCATCTGCTTTAATACGCTTACAAGGTTTGTTACTTCCGGGTTGTATTCCCTTTTCTTTACCTTTGGTTCTGTTTCGTGGATTGCTGCCCCGGCTGTGGGGTCAGCATATCCCTCTTTGTTTCTGTATACCATTCTATCCCTCCAAATACTCCTTAACGAATGTCTTATAATCCCTTGCTGCTCCCGACCTCGGAGAATACTGCATAAGGCTTTGTGTGGTAAATGTGACCTCGTCCGCCTTTTCCGTTCTCCTAATATGTGTTCTGAATACCGGGTATCTCTGATTCTGCAAGTATTCCTCTCCCTGTCTGCATACATCACGGTTGTAGAACATTGTTACAAGGCATCCTCTAAACTTTAATTTCGGGTTAAGCTGTTTTGCATTGTTTATCTGTTCCTCTAATTCTTTCATGCCGTCAAATGCGTAGCCGTCAATCTTAATCGGTATAATAACCTCGTCTGCTGCCACTAAGGCATTTATGACAGATATATTTATATCCGGCGGACAATCAATAATACAGTAATCAAATATGTCCTTTACCTTTTCCAATTCCTTAGACAGGATTGTTACTTGGTCTATATCCTCGTTCTTGATTACATCAAGGTTTGCTGTTAAAAGGCTCATATTGGCAGGTACAACAGCAATGTTCCCATTTGCCCCAAGCTGCATTACATCCGTTAATGTTTTCTCTCCTGTAAGCACATCCGCAAAACTCGGTGCTTCATCATTCCATACACCGCACGCCTTGGATAAATTCCCCTGCTTGTCGTTGTCGATAATCAATACTTTCTTGTCGTAATCTTCCGCTAAGATATAACCCATGTTTACACTTGTGGTTGTCTTAGCACATCCGCCTTTCATGTTAATAATTGCAATAGTTTTCATTTGCTTTTACCTCCTGTTAATACTCTTTGTACTTCCTTAAAGTCCATTTTCTTAAATGCTCTAAGTATCCGGGCGAATACCGCCCCTGCCTGTCTGCCAAGTTCCTTATTCATAAAAGCTAAATCCTCGGAAGTAAATACTACTTTTAATTCCGGGTCGTTTATGATATTTTTGGCTTGTATTACCTCGATACCGCATAGGGTTCTTACTCCGCTTTTGAAATAATCCCTATCCTCCTGTGTCATTGGTATTTTTCCTATATTTGCCATACCGTTTTATCCCTTTCTATTGGTTTTCCACATTCGGGGCAAAATTTTAACGGTCTTGGACTAAATGTTATTTCCCCTCTTTTTCTATTCATTCTGTCGTATGTCCGAATTGTTATTTTTGCCTTTGCAACATTTGTCATTTTTTGCTCTTCATTCGGAAGTCCTGTAAAAATTTCTCTGTTTTCTTTAATCTCTTTACATGTTTTACAAGTTTTCAATTCTTTTCCTCCTTTCCTGTGTGTTTGCACACTTTATACAATTTCTAAATGGCTTTAGGCACTCTATAAAGCGTGCAAGCCTGTTTTATGGTGGACTTCTTGGCATATATCCACCGCCTTTCCCGGCTATGTGATAGGCGTTGCAATTTTTCGCATTAAAAAATTACTAAAAACCTGTCGACTTACTGCACGCTCTCTAGTTGGCGTACCCACTGCTATTTTTTCACTCTATCCCTGCTACGGCTATTGGCTTGCCCTCGTCAGAAAACAGGTTGCCGACCTGTCTTGACGGCTCGTGGCGTTTGCCCCTTGCCGTTTCGGCTCTTTGCCGTGTTTTATATCTCAAAATTATTTGTTGCTATTGCTAATTCTCTTAATGCTTCCTCTTTACCGCAAATTTTATAGTATTCAGATAGTAGTTGCATTGTCTTTATTGTTTGTCCTCTCTTTATAAGTTCCTCTGCCAACTTTTCAATTCCACACCATTTATTGCCGTCTCCTTTTTCAAAACATAATTCCTGTAATTCGTGAAATATCTTTGTTTTTCTATCATCTAATGCAGAAATATTTTTATTCCATTCTGTGTATTTCTCTTTCAACTGTACTTTTGTCATATCTCTTACCTCCGTTTTGCTTTCCTTTGATGATTTTATTATATACTTATATAAGTATATTTACAACCCGGGATAATCAACAAATATACTTATATAAGTACATCTATCTTTTGTGCAACTTGTATACTTATATAAGTATCATTCCTGTATTGTCTTTTTCTTCTCTTCCAACTGCTGCCTTTTGTCTTTCAGATATTCCATATATTCTCCGTATGTCATTCCCGGCGGTGTGATTCTTCTTTGTGCTTCTCTCGCCTGTTTCGCCTTTTGGCTTAATACTGCTGCCTTGCTTACCGTCTTTTTCTCTTCTCTCTTTGGTTCTTCTGGTTTAATCCCTAATCTCCTTGCCTGTCGGTTCGGCTTTGCCTTGTTATATGTCAATGTCCTTTCCTGTTGGAATGGTATTACTTTCTTGTTTCTTCTCTTCTTTGCCATAACTGCCCCTTTCCAAATCGTCCGCAATTTCTGTTATACTCTGCATACAGGCTTTTATATTCGTGTCCGTGTCTGCCGTTATGCTTAATATGTTGCTTATCTGTCGTAACCTCTTTATCTGTTTTGGGTCAACTGCTGCCTTTTTCAGACATTCCGGGCATATCTCTATGCCCTCCAATGCCTTTTCTCCACATAAGCTACATTTCTTCATGTGTACCAACTCCTATTTTCTAAAGAACTTCAATACTCTTTCGTTCCACCAATACTTAAATACCGCCTTATAAAAGGCTCTCGTCTTTTCTTTCATTGTCCTTTTCTTCCTCCTGTAGGATTCGTATAATGCCTATATAGAGCCTTTCCGCACAATATACGCATATACTGTTACCTATTGCCCTGTATCGTGCCGTATCGGCTATAATATTGCCGTCTGCTCCGTATTTCGTCCAATCGTCCGGGTATCCCTGTAATCGTTCTCCCTCAACAGGTGTAAGCCTGCGGATTATGTATACAACTTTCTGTGTTGCTTTCTTCAACAGGTCTTTAATGCTTTTCTTCGGAGTGCTAGGGATATTCCCCTTTGTCTTGGTACTCTCTGTTATCAGAGTTTCCGACCCTCCGCCGTAAGCCCCCCCCGCTGCCCTTAAAGTGCCGTTAATCTGTGTTTCCCTGTATCCTCCGTGCTGATTCTCTTCAAAGGCTTTCTTATCGGTTACAATCAATGGGGTATCTCCCCTTACGGTATTATTCTGTCCTGCGGTTAATGTTCCGCTTGTATCGCTCTCCCTGTATCCGTGGTGTTGGTATGCTTCGTAAAATACACTGTGAATATCTGCCGTTGTGAGTGTCGGGCAAGGTCCCCCGACCTTTCCAACGCCTAATCCGTTGCTTGCCTTATTTCTTGTAACTTCATCCCTTAAAGGTATTACGCTTCGTTTCTCTTCGTACATGATGCAAGGTGTTTGACCTCCGCCACGCCCCATATTCTGTACTAAGGTTGGGGTAATATCTTTATATGTTCTTACCACGCTGTCGGCGTGTGCAAAATCAAGACCTAAAACCTCCCCCCCCTCGGCTACTTTCTGCTCTAAGGCTATTCGTAGATTGTCCGGCAGCTTCCGCCCTTTGTTCTTTGCTCTTCGGAGTATACCCAAGCACGCTTTCGCACTTAAATAATATTTCTCCGGCACGTTGTCCTCCAAAATCTCCGATAAGGTAGATTCGTTTTCTACGTTGGGGTACTCCCCAATATTGAGCATCAAGGATTCTCCAAGCGGTGTCAACCTCCCCCCCTCTAACCATTCCTGCGGTTGCCCATTTACCACTTGCAGGCATTGGAATATTGGCGTTTGTGACTTTTTCAAGCACGGCTCTAAAATCCTCTCCGCCGTTACTCGAAAAAGCTCCGGGTACGTTCTCCCAAATAATGAAAGTTGGATATTGTCCATTTGTTGCTAACCTCATTTCTCTTATAATTCTTATTGCGTGTATGAATAACCCGGAACGATTACCTTTAAGTCCTTTTCTCTTTCCGGCTATGCTCAAATCTTGGCAAGGACTTCCAAAGGTTATAATATCCACGGGTTGTATTTCATCCCCTTTAAGTTCCGTAACGCTTCCAACGTGCATTACATCCTTAAAACGGTATCTTGTTATGTCGATACAATTCGGTTCTACCTCTGCGGCCCATAACGGTTTAATGGTGCATCCTGTATCTATCCCGCTCGGTATGCCTGCTGCATAGCAGAAACCTCCGATACCGTCAAATAGGCTACCTAGTGTTAATTGTTTCAACGCTTTCCCTCCTTTCTGTTTTTCTTCTCCTGTTTTCTCTTGGCGTATTCCTGTAAGTATCTTTCCTGTTCTTTGTCCTCTTCCATTCTTGCTAATCTTTTTTGATACCTTTTGTATATTTTGCAATCCTTTTCGCAATCGGGGCAAGTTCTATACGGACACCCGATACATTCATGTAATCCGCCGTTCTCGTCCATATCAATACCGAATACATAAGAGAAAAACATAATAGCGAACGGAAGAATAAATAATACTGCTGCCACGGCAACAATGATTAAAATTACTGTTATTATTGTTTTCATTCCTGCCAATCCTCCAACTTTTTAACCCTTGTCTGTAGGTTGCTTATTGTTACTTTCATTTCCTCAATCTGATAAGGCAGTACGTCCGTATTCTCAAACATATAAAGGACTTCTACCGCCCGGCTTATCGGTACACCGCTTTTTATTCTCGGTTTGTTGGTCTTTGGGTCAATCTCTGTAAGTCTGCTGTTCTTTGGTTTCCTCTTGGTGTCCTTTGCCGGTCCTGGCATTGCTTTATTCATCATCTTGTAATACGGAATCTCTGCCCCTACAATTCCGTTAAGTCGCACTTGCTAAACCTCCTTGTGTTGTTTCGTTTTCCGCTTTCTTACTCGCTACTGCTGCCGTGTTTATCTCCTGCTCCAACTTCTCCCAAATCAGAGGAATCATTAACTTACAAACTATCATTGTGTGTATTCTGCTTGGTGCTTCCGTCAATCTCTCGCACATATATACGAACAATAAGCCTGCATTGGCATCCCCCTCCCAATCCGGGTTATCTTCTCTTGTTTTCTTAAATAGTGCCGTTTCTTTGTACTGCTGCCCTAACTCCTGTAAGATTTCTATTGAACGGTCTGTAAATATTACCTCTCCGCCCTCTTTGACCTCTGTAACGGTCAACAGTTCCATAATTTTATCTTTTTCGCTCTGCATTTTCGTATGCTCCTTTCAATTCCTCGGTGTGCATTAAGAAGTGTACCGCTCCGTCAAACTTTACTTTGTATTCTTCTATATCCTCGGATTTTAAATACTGTCTGCCGTACATTTCTTTCATATCTCGCCATACATTCCAAGGAATAAAGAAAAAATCATCCTGTATACAGATACACACCCCACATAACGCTCCTAATCTGCTGTGTTTTTCCAATACGTCCATTTGCGTATCTGTAAGCACGTTCCGGGTTATCCTGTCTTTACTCGTCCTCTTGGCTTCAAACATTATCGAACGCCCACCGTATAAGGTCCCTTGAAAGTCAGGCTGTGCGTGTGTGCTGAATCTCCCTGTAAATTCTCCTGTCCTGTGGTTCTTACTCGTTACTCTGAACGGCTCTGGCGTTTTATCAATGCTTGCTATTCCGTGGCTTTCGTACATTCTGCACCCGGCTAATATCTCTCTTTCAAAGTGCTGCCCCTGTGCATTGTTAAGCCTGTTCTTATACTGCTGTCGTATCTTATTTTCGTCTACTGCTGCACCTCTTGCATTTTTCCATGCCTGCAACTCTTTTTCTGTGTCCGATTCGGTCACAATCCCTTTGTTTATCAATGTTTTTCGCTCCTTTTTGTTAGTTCATTCCACGGTATCAACTGCATACGTTTTTTACCGTCTAATTCGTAAATAAATGATACTGTTCCATTTTTTAAGCTATGTTCTGTGATAATGTCCGTTATCTGCATTTCTGCTGTGCCTAATCTTCTCGGATAGCCTGTAATAGCCATTCCCTCAATTATTGCAACTTCTACAATATCGCCCAACTCATAAGGGCAATGTGCCATGAATACCGCCTGCTGCATATTAACAACCGCTCCTTTCTCTGATTTCGTGAATGTGTAGTGTGTAATATTCCTTTCCGGGTTCTGCTCCCCATTCTTCTTTACCTACCTTAACATCTAATGAACACAATGCGGTAAACTGTGGTCTACTGCTGCCGTATCCGTTTCTGAATCCTATTAACTGTTTATCAAGTCCTGTAGGAATATTTGAGTTTGGGTACATTTCAAATATTTTCTTAAACCTCGTTGTATAATACGGTTTAATCTCTCTGTATTCCTCCTGTTTGTCCCCGGAAAGAATCATGTTGAACCATTTACCCTTAATTGGTAATATCATTATTTCAACCGCTTCTATTTCATCATCACAAAACAACCTTGTCATTCCGTTATGATAATGTTCTGCATACTGCTTATCGACTTTTAAATTTGCCCTTGCGTATCTGTCGTAGGTTGATTCTGCCGTAATCGTTCCTGTTATTCCTGTCATATCTTCGTTACAATCCCCTGCCATTCCATACTTGTAATGCAGTACCGACTTGGCATTTATAATTCTTATTCGTTGCCCCACTTTGTACTCTTTACCGCCTATCTGCATTGCCTACCTCCATTTTCCTAACTTTATTTTTTAAAAGTTCCTGTAATTTCTTTTTCTTCACATTCTCCGGCTTTCTGTCCTCATAATCCTGTTGGCTCTTCTCCCACGCTTCTACAGGTACGCCCTCCATGTACTCCAATGGTTCAAATGTATCGGGGTCAAAGTTTTTCGGTATCTTTCCCTCTAACGCTTCTCTCTTTAAAGTTTCTTTCCACGAATGGTCTACTTTGTATCTGTCGCAAGTAAAATATGTGTAGTTGAAACTCGTTACTTCTCTTCCGTATCCTGCGTTTATATGTGGCATAACATTACGGCGGTTTTCCGGTCCTTTTGGGTGTGTGCAATATATTCCGTTCGGGTATTCCGATTCTGTATGAAAGCCATTGAAATACTCACACATTCCACAGATTCCATAAAATTCATTCGGTCTACACGGTCCGCAATGCTCTGTATATACTTCTTGGTCTGTGAGGTCAAAACTCTTTGTATTATCGTTCCAATGCAAAGACCTACCGCTAAATATGCCGATTTTACACGGTGTATCATATTTATTTTTCCCTGTGCCGTATTCAAAGTTTTCTTCGCTATCTCTGAATCTGCAATATTTACAATCCGTTTCCCAAATCTTGGGCGGTATCATTTTGTTTTTATCCATTCTTTAATCCCTCACTTTCCGTAATCGCAGGTAGCAATTCCACCCTGTATAATCGTTGTATTCAAAATCAATCTTGGTAGGCTCATACCCTTTGTATAACTTTCTCCATACCTCCTTATCTTCCGGGGTCTTTGCATATTCTCTAAGTTTTCTAAAACTCCATTTATGGTCGTTTTTCTTAACCTTTGGTTTTTTAAGATTCATTGATGTAGACCATTTTTTGCAACCCTTTTTACGCTTGTTTATGTAATTTACGATGCCCTCTAATCCGTTTTCATTCGGCTGCAACCTGTCACAGTTCACGAATCCGTAATAATCTACATTGGTTCTGTATTCCGGGTCATTTGCCTTTTTCCAATTTATCCTTGTTTTGCTCCACATCAACTCTAAATCGTCACGGTTTAACCCTCCGCTATTGATTATGATATGGTGGTGGATTCTGACAGCTTTTGTACTCTTATCGTCCGAATCAATCCCTTGTAATGTAAGCTGCCCCTCTTCCTCTTCCGGGGTGTACTCGGTAACAAGCATATACTTTAAATCTTCGCCTGTTTCCCTCTTCATTCTTCTTTTGATACGGTCTAAATAGTTATGCACATTCTTTTCCGCTTCCTCCAAGGACGTAGGTAAATGCTCGTTGTTGTATGTAGCCGATATATGAAAATCATTAGTACCAAAATTTGTGTTGGCAATCTGTACGAATCTTCTTTTACTTCTCTTGTCATTGAGGTTTTTTTGAGCCTGTGAGGATTTACCACTTTTCCCCTTGCCTACTTCCGGCATATTTGTAACTGCTACTATATCAACCTCTAAGTATTCCTCTCCGCAATATATCCTCTTCTCACGGATAAAGTTCTTTCTCTTCTTTGCCATACCGTTTATTCTCCTTATACTACAAGTCCATAAGGGTACACCTATTAAACCATATACTTATACAAGTATAGTCTTATATAAGTATATAATTTTATGAATGTCCTAGATGTTAATACCCCATACAAGGTCCTCAACACGCCCTTTTTATAGCCTTTTGGCGTGTGATTTCAAGGCTTTTTTATTGACTTTGTGTAAGCCTTATAGTATAATTTGAATAGGTGTAATTATCGCTATAAGGCGGTACAGGGAACTTGCATAAGCCACTATGCAAGTTCCTTTTCTTTTGTCCTTTCCCTGTAAATCTTGGTTGCAAAATCTACCGTGTAATATCCTCCACAACCTTTATGTTTTGCCATGTACGAACAACTAAGCGATATTTGACCGCATTTTAAGCATTTGAGTTTAAAATACGGCAATGCCGTTACCTGTGCGTTTAGGCAAGTAATATATGGTATATCCAAGCCGTTATCTGCGTGGTATCTGATGCCCTCCACAAAATCCGAATAATCTACCATGCTTCCAATGTTCTTTATGTTCTCGGTATCCAAATTCCCGACCTCTATAATCTCGCCGTTTACTATGTCTACCGTTATTTCCAAATCCTGTACTATGAAATAGCCTATTTCCTCTGCTGTTTCGTAAAGCAATATATCCTGCTCGTAAATCGGTTTTCCGTACCTGTCTGCTGCATCCGTCTGTCTGCATAAGGTATTTATATCTATCTCATACACATTTGCACCCGGATAACCGCCCTTGTCTATATAATGACCTGCGGGGCGTACTGCCCCGTCACTTGGTCTTATTGGTGTCTCTGTTATATATTCGCCCTCTATCCATATCGGGTATGGCGTGCTACTGCTCTTTGCCTTTGCTTTCACTTTCCTGTACCCCTCTTTCCGCAATCGTGCCGATAATCTCCATTCTTGCCGTATCAGATACCCCCATATCGTCCACGCACGGTAGCAACTGATGTATGATACCCTCGGTGTCAATCCAACGGAATATAACCACATCTGCAAGCCTTACTTTTACTGTGTTGCTTCCGTCTTTGCCTGTAAATCCCGGCAATGTGTTGTATTCCCTGTCGACTGTCGTTTTGTCTACTACAAATTCTCTTACCTGTCCGTCTACTTCCAAGGCTACAATATCGCCTGTATACATTTCTTTGCCGTTCTTATCCCTGTACGGGGTCTGTTCTCCCAATGTATCCGGGAATATCTCTTTAAAATCTCCGTAAACTGTGCCAATCTCCGCTATCTCGTCCGTTTCATATCCATAAGACGGCATACCGTAGACCCACTCGTAAGATTCCTTTTCCCTGTCGTATGTCAATCCTCTGTACTTCATTCTCCTACCTTTCCCAAGGCTTTAGCGTAAGAGGGTACTGCTCTTTTATCTCACGGCTACGCTCTACATTGGTCTGCAATATAAGCTGTGCCTTTTGCATTTCCTCCTGTGGCATTTCCTTGTCTTTGTAACTGTCTACAAACTCTTGGTACTCCTGTATTTTCTGCCTTAATGCTGCATCCGTGGCAGATATGACATACACGGTCCCACAATGTTTACAACGCCAATACCTGTATTCGATTTCTCCCACTTTCTTGTAGCTTGGCTTTATTTTGCCTATTGATTTATGGCACTTGTCGCATACGATAGTAGGCTTGTACCTTTTCTTTATTGGTTTCACTACTCTATACCTCCATTCAAAACCTTTAGGCTTCTGATATGCGATACTCTGAATAAACAGGAATTGGTTATGTATGTTCCCTTGTGTGCCAAAAAGTAATAATTGCTCTTTAGGTATAAATTTGGGTTATTCTTTACCTCTTCCGTTCCTGTCTTTCGTAAAGTACCTCTGTAAACGCTTCCGTCAAATATCTTTATATCCACATATTCGCCTAAGTGTTTTTCTAACTCCGCTCTATTCATTGCTTCCCTCTGCTTTCTTCGGACACCATGCCGGAGAGGTCTTTACAGGTACTTCCTCTGAATATCTCGCACCAAATCCTATAAACCCCTGCAATCTGTATATCCTGTGTTCTGCATAGTATTTTCTGATATATTCATGGTTTGGATGCTCGCAATAAAAATTGCTTCTAGTGTTTCCTGTAGGTCTTAAACTTTTGCAATATTTACAATCAGCACATCTGATTTTATTCGCCATTGTTTCACTCCTTTTATGCGTACAGGGGTGCTACCGCACCCCTTAACAGTTATTCAGTAATCAGTTTTCCGTTTACTTCATAAAAAGCGGAGCGGAAGCCAATGCCGGCGTCCGAGTTGGAACGAGGGTAATTCAAGC